GCTCGCGGTTGCGCGCGCGCCGCAGTACCAACAGCAACAGGGCGGCGTAGGTAAGTTCAGCGACTCCCTGAACTCCATGGTGGACACGGTCGAGGGCTTCAAGAAGAAGCCAGAGGCTGATGCCGCAGTGGAATCGCCCAGCGCAGCCAGTGAAGGTCACGCGCCAAAGGGCGTCAGTGAAGCTGCAGCAGCAGCGTATGGCAGGCTCGTTGACGCATATGGCCAGCCCCTCACCATTAACAGCGCGTACCGCGACCCAAAGAAAAACGAAGAAGTTGGCGGCGCAAAGGGCAGCCAGCACCTCCACGGCAATGCATACGATATTGACGTAACTGGAAAAACAAACGAGGAGCGCGTGGCGCTGGCCAATCTTGCGTGGGACGCTGGTTTTCGCGGTATGGGCTTCTACGACAACAGCATGCACTTTGACGTTGGTGACCCACGCGGGTGGGGGCCGTCCTACAGCAGGGACAGCATCCCAGACTGGGCGCAGGGCTTTGCTGAGGAACGTTATGGCTACGCAAACGGAGGAAGCGCAATGGACGATGACAACCAAGACACCAGTGGCGGAAACAATGTTGAGAGCCTCTCGCTGGCTCGATCCTTGCGGAATATTAACTCTGACGAACACACAGACCCCGTCAAAAATATTTTTGCAAACCTAACCGCTGGTCAGAAGGAAGCCCAAAAAGGCTACGAAATGGCCCACGCCAATGGTGAGTTTGATGATTTCAAAATTGGGGATACGTTTGTCTATAAACATTCTGCCAATCCCACACCAAAGAAGATAATTGGTTTTTCTATGCGCCACGCGGACTCATTTCCGCAAGGCAAGAGGGTTTACAATAACCACGTTCCATCCTTGGACATGGAAGATCAAATTGCTGGCAAAAAGGTCAACAAGATTGCATTAGAGTGGTTTAAAGACAATCTTCACAAGTACGATTTTGTCAGTGGAAAGCCACGCGCCGTAAAGGCTGATGGCGGCCCTGCGGACAATAACAACCAAAACGGAGCAATGGAAAATGGCAATGCACCCATCAATTCTGCAACACGCCCCCAAGCGGGAGAACTTCCAAACGCAGGAGGAATACGAGGAGGCGCTGGCCTTCTTCAAACACAGAACGAAGCACCTCTTGAGGGACTCCCCCAAAAAATAGTCATCCCTCTGACGGGTCAGGTCATTCAGGCGGGTGCAGATCCTCGGATCAGGCAAGTTGCGCGTGACTACATGGCGCAGGCAGGGCTGTCGTACAGCCCGCCGACAAAGTACGCTAGGGTTGACCCGAAGCGGGCCGCGCGCATCGCCTCTGACTATACCGACATGGAAGACAATCCTGATGATCCTCTGACCAAAGCATCGTACAATGCAATGATTAAGGAAACGATGGATCAGTATCACGCCGCAAAGAAATCTGGCTTGAATATTGAGTTCTGGAACCCCCGAAAGCAAGAAGATCCTTACAAGGCATCACCACGTCTTGCCACGGAAGACATTCGCAAAAACCACCACATGTGGGTATTCCCTACCTACTCAGGGTATGGAAGTGGTGAGCCGATCAGTGAGGATGACGCAAAGAAAAACCCGCTTCTCCAGCTTACTGGAGAGACGTGGAATGGCATCCCCGTTACCGTCAATGACGTGTTCCGCGCCATCCACGACTATTACGGCCACGCAAAAGAAGGGCTAGGGTTCCGCGCTGATGGTGAGGAGAACGCATGGCGCGCACATGCTTCGATGTTCTCACCACTTGCCCGAATGGCCATGACATCTGAAACCCGTGGGCAGAATAGCTGGCTCAATTATGGCCCGCATGGCGAGCATAACCGCAAGGCCCGCACCGAGGACACTATTTTTGCTCCACAAAAGATCGGGGTCATGTCCCACCTGTCCCATCACGAGGGTGCCGAGGACTTCATCACTCCCGAAGACATCAGCTTCATGGCGTCAATTCGCAAAAGATTTGGCAAGAAACTGGGCGGTGCGGTTGAAAAGGCCCTTGCCTTAACACGCAGATTTACGAAGGATGGGAAGTCTGCTATAGATGCGCTCAAACCCAAGGGGAAGTGACATGGCTGACATTGTAAAGAAAGCTTTGGCCATAACAGCGCCAACGCAATCAAACCCAGTCATATCCCCAAACCTAGAGCCTTACCTTGGGCCGTTCCGTTCTGGAACACCAGCGTTTGGCCCTGATCACCCCGCGCTCATCCCGCAAAGATTGATCACCGCAAAAAATCTTTCGGACACAAACACAACGGCCAATACCGTTGATCTTGCAGCATTAAAGTCTACTCCAAAGCTTTTCGGTCAACACATTGGGATTGTGCGAGGCTATCCAAACGTCAGAGAGGACGTGTCAAGAACCGCCAATAATGACGCGCTTGCCGAACACTTTATCGACCATGCAACTCAGAATCTTCTGGCTCTTCACGATGCGGTTCCGCCAGAAATCAGAAGACGTGGCAGCCAGTGGTACGATGGCGCGCGGGCAATTACCGAGAAATGGTCTAAAGATTACAACATTCCAGATCACGCCGTAGCTGGTGTTCTTGCGGCCATGTCACCACAGAAAGACTGGTATCAAAACGTGTCTTTGGCACACCGCGTTATCCATACCATGAGAGGTATGGGTGAAAATTTCTATCATGCTTTTACGTTTAGCCCTGAGATGGAAAGTAAACTTCAGGAGATTTCTTCTCTTAACAAGCCTGAATACGCAGGTATTCACAACATGATCCGTGGAAAATCTCTGGGAGACATCGATCAAGCCAGCATTCCAGATGACGAAAAAGCCATTGCAAAAGCAATGTGGGTCAGACTTCACGACCAGACCTATAATTCAAACGAGCATCGCATTGTAAATCCAGAGGGAACTTTTGGAGATTTTGTAAAGACCAAAGCTGGAAAGAACGCAGCGGCTGGCTGGGGTTCCCTTACGGAAATTGCTAAAGCCGTTCAGGCATTAGACAATTCACACGATCCAGAGAAGCTGTCTGAACTTATGGGTGAAAAGCATAAAGTTCGGAACTTTTACAACAACATTTTGCATCCAAATTCGTCTAAGGGTGACGTTACTATTGACACGCATGCCGTTGCCGCAGCCTTGATGCGCCCTCTGTCTGGTGCCTCATTAGAGGTCGCCCACAATTTTGGAGGCTCTCCAGGTAAGGGCCTTGTTGGTGCTGGTGGCTCTTCTATTTCTGGCGTTCAAGGTACATATCCACTATACGCCGAGGCATACAGGCGCGCCGCAAAAGAACGGGGGATTCACCCTCGTGAAATGCAATCGATCACATGGGAGGCTATCAGGGGTTTGTTTCCTGATACCTTTAAGACAGCAAAAAATGTCAAAGACATTGACAGTGTTTGGGCCAGATACCGCAAGGGGGAGATTAGCCAAGATGAAGCAAGAAATCAGGTCGTCAAAAAAGCTGGAGGCATCCGCCCCCCAACGTGGTTTACAGGAGGCGCTAGTCAGCCTCATGCAGCGCGCGGGGGTTCCATTGACGCGCAAAGCGTATCTAGACTTGGAGTTCCACGGAAACCCTCCAGATCAGCTTACGGCGGAGCAGGAAATGGATATTCCAGCTTCTATACGCCACAAGGCGCATCAAAAAACATAGATCGTGCATTGAAGCTCACTTCGATGTACAATGAAAGTGCAACAGGGACGCCTGGTAACCTCAGAGGATCGAAAAATGGACGCTAAAAGCCTACGCGAGGCAATGAAGCAGAAGGCCAAGCGCCTCTGCGGAGCCACTTCGGAAAAAGTTGACGCATCGACGTTCACCCCAGCGGAGCCACTAAACGCAGACGTGAAGACGGGCGCTCGCCCAGTCTCTCGCCGCGCATTCAAGGTCGGCGGCAAGGTTGCTGGCGCTGAAGCCATGACCCACGCTGGCCGCACCCCTCGCAAGTCTGGCGGCAAGACGGAATACGCCAACGCATTGGTGAACCGTAACGTCAAGGACGCCAACGAAGAGCGCGAAGGCATCAAGCACGTGGGCGGTTTTGCCAAAGGCGGTGTCCCAGAATACAACGAAGAATCCGTCGAGAAGGCTATCCAGTCTTCGCGCCAGAAGATTGGCAAGAAGGAATCCAGCACGATTAAGTCGCTGCTGCAGGGTCGCAAGGCATCCATGCCGATGAAGAAAAATGACGATGGCAATACAGAGTACGCCAAAGGTGGACGTATCGCCAAAATGGGCGGTGGCCCGATGGATCCCAAAAAGGGCGAGGGCAAGATGACTGCCCCCTTGGATCACTATCAGCCCCTGCCTCAAGAGGGGCGTTCAAACATCATCACTATGGATCAAGCTGACGAAATGATGCGCGAAGAAATGCGCCGTCAGGGCGACATGACTCGCCGTAAACATGGCGGCAAGATTGAGGGTTCCGCTAAGGACATGATGGAAGACAAGAAGATGGCCGCCAAGATGGGCATGACCATGAAGGAATGGGAAGCCTCCCATGCCGACAAGATGCACGACATGCCATCCAGGAACCGCACCAAGAAGATGGGCGGCGGCAGCATGGATGCAGATGACGAGCCAAGAAAAGGCCCGTATCACATCGTCCACCAGAAGACTGGTAAAGTTGTTGGTAAAGCAAATACCCTCAACGGCGCGCGCAAGTCCCGCGAGCGCAACGATATGGACTACGGCAGCTATGCCCACCAGATCATTGACACTGCCACTGGTAAAGCCACCATGAAGGACGGCGGTCGCACCGCAAAGATGGGTGGTGGAAGCATGGGTATGGGTATGGGTATGCAAGACCCAATGATGTCGATGCCTCGCGGCTACAAGAAGGGCGGCAAGGCCGAGATGATGCACCACAAGGACTGCATGTGCAAAGCTTGCGGCGGTGCTGCAATGGCCCAAGAAGGCGGTCGCAACGCGAAGATGAGCGGCGGTAGCATGGGTTACGCCGCTGGCGGAAAAATGAAGATGGTTGAAAAGGACGGAAAGAAGGTTCCATTCTTTGCTGCCGATGGTGTTGGCAAGATGGCAAAGGGTGGTGGCCTGTACGCCAACATCCACGCCAAGCGCGAGCGCATTGAGGATGGCTCGAAAGAGAAGATGCGCAAGCCAGGTTCCAAAGGCGCTCCATCCGCCTCTGACTTCAAGGACGCAGCCAAGACTGCTAAGAAGAACGGTGGCGAGGCAATGCACCACAAGGACTGCATGTGCAAGGCCTGCGGTGGCGCTGCGATGTCGGAAGAGGGTGGCCGCATGGCCCGCAAGTCGGGTGGTAAGGTCGGCAAGAGCAACATCAGCATCAACATCTACCCGCACAGCGCTGAGAAGCCTGGCGCTGGCCCGATGCCACCCATGGGCGCGCCTCCAATGCCCCCAATGCCTGCGCCGATGATGAAGCCTCCAATGCCTGCGCCATCGCCTATGCCATCGGCACCGCCACCAGCCCACATGTCGCTCCCACCAGGCCTACAGCAGGCTCTGGCAGGCGCTGCGGGTGCTGGCCCAATGCCACCCGCTGGTGGTGGAATGCCTTCGCCTATGATGAACCGCCCCCCAATGCCTGCGCCTATGATGGGCCGCAAAGCTGGCGGCAGAGTGGAATACCCAATCACTGGCGGCGCTGGTGGTGGACGTGCGCGCAAGGAGAAGGTCGATGCCTACGGCGAGAAGATGAACAAAGACCTCAGAAAGTAAACCTTGGGGGCCAGCTAAACACTGGCCCCTTACCTTTAGACATTAGGATTACAGATGATCACCACCGTAAGCACCGCCTTCGAGCGGGAACTCGTCAAGTACATTCTTGAGCGCAAGGCCGAGATCGTCAGCAACATGGCTGGCGGACTTGCTATTAAAACTATTGAGGAATATCGTGAGGCGGTTGGAAAGATTGCTGCCTTTGATGAGGTCATCTCTATGTGTGAAGAGGTCTCCTCCAACATCAACAAGACCATGTAAAGGATTAGACATGCCCCATATGCTTATGAGCCACGAAGAAGATCCCAAGCTGAAGCTGCTTGATCAGCTTGGAGACATCTCAGATATTGAGTTGTTTCATAACCAAGTGCTTCTCGCCGTATATTTGCGGCCAGAGAAAACAAAATCTGGCTTGATCCTGACGGCGGATCACCTTGATGAAGACCGATACCAGTCTAAAGTTGGCCTTTTAGTCAAGCAGGGGCCTCTTGCATTTGAGCAGGACGGCAATTGGTTCACTGGAATGACCTTCAAAGAGCATGACTGGCTCATTTTCCGCCCATCTGACGGCTGGTCTATCACCGTCAATGGCGTTTTGTGCCGCATTTTTGATGACATCAGCATCAAGGGCCGCGCACCCCACCCAGATTCCGTTTATTGAAGGTAAAAAGACATGGATGAAGAAGAAATCGAGATCATTGTTGATGATTTAATTGAAGACGAAGTGGCAAAAGTTGAGGGGGCGCTAATTCCAGACGTTCAGGACACTGTTTCTGAGCTAAAGCGGCAGCTTAACGCTGAACGCGAGGCGCGCGTGGCCGCAGAAAGACGGGCGCACTCCGCAAACACCGAAAAAGATGACACTGAGATCCAATTGGTATCCAGTGCCATCGACAGCGTGGTGCGTGACACGGAAATCCTGAAAAGCAATTACCAAATTGCCATGCAAAATCAGGATTTTGCCAAGGCGGCTGATATTCAGCAGCTTATGGGCGAAAAATCTGCGCAATTGCAGCAACTTCGCAACGGCTTGGATGCTATGACCTCCAAACCAAAGACCCCAGAGCCGCGATATGTCCCTGCAGATCCAGTTGAGGCGTTTGCATCGCGCCTGTCCTCCACATCTGCAGACTGGGTGCGCCGCAACCCCCAATTCGTCACAGATCAGCGCCTGAATCGCAAGATGATCCGCGCGCATGAGGATGCGGTTGACGATGGCATCGCCGTAGACACCCCTGCGTACTTTGCAGCCATTGAAGCCAAACTTGGCGTGTCAAAAACAAGCGACACTGGTGACCAGTACGCTGCAAAAGTCACCCAACGTCGTGATGCTGCCCCCGCAGCCGCACCCGTAAGCCGTGGCACGAGCAATGGCAGCAAGAACGCTGTCAGGCTCACCTCGGCAGAACGCGAGGCGGCGTCAGACATGGGCATGTCAGAGCAAGACTACGCCAAGCATAAGATTGCACTCATTAAGGAAGGTAAACTCAAATGAGCGATGAAGAATTTCAAAAGGTGACGAAAAGTGTGCGGCCTAGCATGCGCCAACCAATGGCGACAGTTGAGCAGCCACGGGATGCGGCAGCCCGCGCCGCAGAACTTCGCAACCACAGCGACACGGACAGCGGCAGCGATGAGTTCTTCGTGGAGCCTGGCATCATTCCGCAGGACTGGAGCTATGAGTGGAAGATGCGCACCGTCCTTGGCGCTGAAGACCCCGCTCACCAAGTGGCCCTGCAGCGCAAGGGCTGGGAGATCGTCCCAGCGTCCAGACATCCTGAGATGATGCCACTGGGTTACACAGGCACCATGATCATCCGCAAGGGCATGGTACTGATGGAGCGCCCACTGGAGATCACCGAGGAGGCCCGCTCTATCGAGAAGCGCCGCGCGCTGCTGCAAGTTCGGGCCAAGGAAGAACAACTGTCTTCCTCACGCCCAGGTGAGTTCGAGCGTAACCACAAGGGTGAGAACATGACGAGGATCAAGAAGGGGTATGAAGCCATGCCAATTCCTGAGTGAGATAGCCATTGCATGATCAAAGTTTTATCGATAATAGTACAGTGAGCGCGGCGAATGCTAAAGAGAGCAAGACCCCAACCGACAGGGGAGAACAACGCCAAGGTGGATTCCGCCCAGTATCTGGGGATGCGGCGCAACCGCTGAAAGGATAAGCCAAGGTGGGGGGTTGCCCCCTTAAAATCTCGTCGGTGCCGCGCTCTTTACTTGTCGTAAAAATAGATGTATGGTGCGTACATCCATCCCCTCGGCGGGGTTGTCCAAATCACCCCCTTGGTCATAAATCGCCTCGGTGCGCGAAATAGACCTCCTGTAAAGGAGATTTCCGCATGGCAAATACGTTTGCGCCTATCGGTTTCGCCCAGTATTCAGGCGCTGGTTCGGCTCCAACTTACGAGCAGACCATGGCCGCGATTGCATCGGGCAATACGACCCCAATTTTCTTCAATGACCCTGTAATGCAGGCCACCAACGCTACTGGCGTAGGCACTGGTTACATCGCCCAAGCAACTGGCCCAGTCACCCTGACCGTTGCTGCCACTGGCATCGCCACTGTCGCCACTGGCGCAATGACGATCACCTTCACCGCGATCTCGTCCAGCACCGCAAACATCCCAACCTTCGCATCGACCAACTGGGCAGCCCCAGTGGGTTCTGTTGTGGTTGTGACCAACGCGACTGGCGTTCCAAACGGTGTCTTCACGGTCACTTCGGCCACCTCCACGACTGTCGTGGTTCAAAGCACTGGCGTTGCGGCTGCAACCTCGGCAACCTCCACCCCCGTGGTCACCGTCTACGTTCCTGTGGCTGGCGTATTCACTGGCTGTAAGTACCTGTCGGTATCGCAGAAGCGCACTGTATGGTCGAACTACTGGGGCGGCTCGGACGCTTCTGGTGATGTGATTGCCTATGTGATCACCGATCCAAATGCTCGCTTCACCGTGCAGACTGGCAACTCGAACACCACGGCAACGGCTGTCGGCCAAGCCAACGTGGGCGAGAACATCGGCTTCAACTGGCAGGACAGCACTGCAACTAGCGAAACGAATGGCCGTACCTCGACTGGTATTTCCACCATGTTCGCTGATCAGTACACCTTGTCTTCGGCTGGTGTGTTGGGTGCAAACGTTGCGCTTCCGTTCCGCATCATCGCGCTTGCCAACTTCGAACCTGGTCAAACTTCGCCACTGGCTGGGATCAACGGCAATGACGCCACAAGCGGATACAACGAGATTATCGTTGGATTCAACAACGCAATGCCCCGCAACTTTGCTGGCATCTAAGGAGATAGAAAATGGCTGTTAATCTTTCAGCAATCAAAGACCTTCTCCTGCCAGGCTTGCGTGGTATTGAAGGCAAGTACGAGATGATCCCATCTCAGTACGATAAAATCTTCACGAAGCACAACTCCAAGATGGCGCTTGAGCGCACCGCAGAAATGCGCTTCTTGGGCTTCGCGCAGTTGAAAACCGAGGGCGGCCAGACCGCGTTCGACAACGGCGCTGGTGAGCGTTTTATCTACAACCAAGAGCATACGGAAATCGGCTTGGGCTACGCAATCACTCGCAAAGCCATTGACGATAACCTGTACAAGACGCAGTTTGCACCCTCGAACCTCGGCTTGGTGGAATCGTTCCAGCAGACCAAGGAAATCTACGGCGCGAACATCCTGAACACCGCGACCACCTACAACGGTGCAATCGGTGGTGACGGCGTGGCTCTGATCTCGACCGCGCACCCAATCGATGGTGGCACGGTTGCAAACCGCCCGACGACCGATGTGGAACTGAACGAGGCAACCCTGCTTAACGGCATGATTGCAATTCGTACCAACTTCCGCGATCAGGCTGGCCTGAAGGTCTTCGCTCGTGGCCGTAAGCTGATTGTCCCGCCACAACTGGAACCAGTTGCAATTCGTCTGACGAAGACCGAACTGCGTCCAGGCACGGCGGACAACGATGTCAACGCGATCATGTCCACCGCTGGCGGCTTGCCAGAGGGCTACATGGTCAACGACTTCTTGACCTCGACTGGCGCATGGTTCTTGCTAACCAACATCGACGGCCTATCCTATATGGAGCGGGTAAAGTTCGAAACGGATATGCAAGTGGACTTCGTTACGGATAACTTGCTCGTAAAAGGATATGAGCGTTACTCTTTCGGATACTATAACTGGCGCTCCATCTTCGGCTCGTTCCCGACCTAAGCGAAAAACGGAGGGGGCTTCGGCCCCCTTCACCATCTAGGATCAATCGGACGATCTGACCGCCCTAGCGGACTTTGCACAGACAGACCGTCCTTATCGTGCAAAAGGAGCCTCAAATGGGCAAGACTACTTTCACTGGCCCGATTCGCGCGGGCAACATTCTGAACACCTCTGGCACTACCCTAGGCCAAGACGTTAAAAACGTTGGCTCGGTTGTCATGGTTCAGACCTATCCAATCACGCAGGCGCTGACTGCAACTGCACTGGGTACAACCATCGTGCTGCCCGCCAACAGCCACGTCATGAACATCCAGATGCTAAACACTGTGGCATGGGATGGGGCTGCATCAACCCTGAGCGTTGGCACCAGTGCAACCGCAACTGAGCTTTGCGCCCTGACTTCGATGACGGTTGGCCTTGTCGCTATGAACCCAGGCACGGACGCCACCCGCACCGCAAACTGGGATGACATTGGCACCACCGACAAGCGCATCTTCGTCAAGTCAGCAAACACTGGCGCAGGCGTTGGCACCCTGACCGTCCGTTACATCCAAGCGCATGAGCTTGCATAATGGAAAACGGCATCCGCGTTGGGAACAAGAAACCCTCGATGGCCATCGATAAATCGGTCAGCACGGGCAAGCCTTCGGTCACCGAGGACTTCACCGCGCACAACCCCACTGGAAGCCGCACCGTCACTGGTGGACAACCTGTACATGGTATGCCACTGATGTCGGCAGCAGCCGCCAAGGCGAAATAACGTGGGGGGCTTCACAGCCCCTCATCCACTTCTGTAGGAGACAGGCATGACCCCCGTCACAATCTCAAAAAATGGCACTGGGCGGAGCGCGGTCATTGCGTCTGACAGTTTCCAAAACCCCTTCAATGTCGGCATCGTCGCTGTCGTGACTGGCACGGCCACGTTCAACATTGAAATCTCAATGGATGATCCGTCAGTGGTAACCCCATCCGTGTGGGCTGTTGATGCTGGCTTCTCGGCAAAAACCGCATCCACAAATGGTTCTATCACGGTGCCGCACCACGCGCTTTCGATCAACGTGACCTCTGGCTCTGGCACCGTTACGGCATATATCGTTCAGGCAGGTATTCGGTAATGGCAAAGACACCTGCGTGGCAGAGGGCTGAAGGCCAAGACCCCAAGGGTGGGTTGAATGCAAAAGGCCGAGCTTCCGCAAAGGCTCAGGGCATGAACCTAAAGCCCCCAGCGCCAAATCCAAAGACGGAAAAGGATGCTGGCCGCAAGAAGTCATTCTGTGCTAGAATGTCTGGAATGGAAGGCCCAAT